GCTCCAGAGTCATCCGTTGCTTCATGTCGCCCTTCAGGTCCACCCGATGGGTAAGAGAGAAGCGCTCGGGATAGGTCCTCTCGCAGATCCACGCCGCGGCCTGCCAATTCTTTGCGCCCACCGGGAGATCCGAGGCCTCCTCGATGAGGCGGAGGCATCGCGCGATTTTTCGCTCCAGAGCGCCTTTTAATGCATCCAAAAATTCCGGATTCTTCTTTTCCCAATTCATAATCGTGTGCTCATGGACCCCCACCTTCTCGGCCGCCTCGTATAGCCACATCCGCTCTTTGGCGATGAGCCGACAGATCTCCGCGGCAATCTTCTTGCTATACTTCGTAGGCCTACCTGGGCCCTTTTTCTTGCTCATGGGATTTATTTTACCACAGGGTAGGGGAAAGTGCCGGGGATGATGATGTAGGCGGGGCAGCCCCCATTAAGCTGTCCTGTCGGTCTGGCAGTTAATGGCTTTTCCATCATCCCCAGCAAAAAAAGGGACACGTGTAGATGGCCGATGCCATGGCTTCCGCTTTCCAAGCTCGTCGATGCAACGGTCACACCTGACGAGCCTTTGAATCTTCTTGTTTTGCCACATCAGGTGAAGTCCGAATCGGAGACAGACAAAAAACGATCCTCGCTTATGGCAGTCCGGGCATCTATCGGAGCCCGAGCCACAGGAGGGCTTGCGCTCCTGTTCGCGCCCGATGTCCTCCGTCCCGCGACCTCGGAGCTTCTGGAGAGCGAGGTTTAAGTTATTTCGCATCGACCAGCTCTTCTTTTCGTCCTTCACCTCGAATAGATCGTCTCCCCGGATGTATGCGACGAAGGCCTCCGCCTGGCGCTCGGTGAGCCTCGACCAGAGCTGTGGCAATCTTCGCAATGCGATCGCGACAAATGGATCGGAGGCCGAAGTGGAGAGGCTCACGTCTTCGAGCGAGACTCGACCGAGGGTCCCGTTTATCTTGCCATACTGAGTCGGCTTATTCGCGCCCGTCGTGGGCCTCCCGATGAGCGAAAAGAGGGAGGTCATGGCCGCGAGCCTGTAGAGCTTCCAACTGTACGGACGGCCTCGGAGCTCGGCCTCGAGCGCGAGGAGCGCGCATCCGGAGGCTACATCCTTGAGATCATCGAGGTCGATCCGCCACTCGAAGCCACTCCGCTTGATGGCACGGACGGCCGCGACCCGGGAGAGCTCGAGAATCATCCTCGCCTTCTTGTCGTCGATTGCCCTGGACCTGGCCTCCTCGATTGGGGCGGCAAAGGGATTCCAAGTGAGTGACTCGTCGCTCACGGAGTAGTCTCCGGGTGCTCGACGAGCTCGACCTCGACGTCGATGGGTGTCTGGATCTGCTTCGCCCCGTGCCGGAGCGCCCGGACGAGGAGAGCCGCCGGAGCCTTGGGGAGACGGAGCACTCCAACCGCGGAGCCGTCGACCTCGAGGCCGAGCTCTAGCTTGTCTCCAAGGTCTATGGCGACGACCTTGAGCGTGTACTTGTGGGCCGTCATTTCTTGTGCTTCTTGTGCTTCCGCTCCGGCTCGTGCTCCTGCTCCTGCTCCACCTCCGGCTTTTGCTCCGGGATAGTGTCCGGGTGAGGATGGACCACCTTCTCGATGTCTATCTGGCGGGGGTCTGCGATCCAGGCCTCGGTCTCCTTGACCTCCTCCGCCTCCTTGGCCTGGGCCTCGGGGCTGAGCTCCACCCTGACAACGTCGACATGGGTTGCGTCAGGAGCCGCCTTGACGCCGGCCTCCTGGAGGGGCTCCGCCTGGCCAGGAGGTGGCTCGGCCACGGGGGGCACACCAGGGCGCTCATCCCGTCCTCCGGAGCCCTGGATGGGCTCTGGAGGGCCTGGGAATCGATCGGTCTTCTCGTCGCTCTGGCCGAGCTCGTAGTCCCCGACCAGGTGCTCGAGCTGGATGTGATCCGCAGGCGTCATGACCTGAGCCAGGGTCGCGGGTACCACCTGCTGTAGCGGAGCGCCCTCCGGCCTCGGTGGCTTGGGATTCGCCGGGTCGGAGACCTCGAAGAAAAGGTAGTCTCCGAAAAGGTACATTCGGAGCCCGTGCTTTTCTGCGTCGAAAGGGCCCTTGTCTGGCTGGATACCCGTGACAGGGAAGGATTCACGCAATCTCACTTCTTTGAGCACTATCGGTCTCATGGTGGCGTCTCCAATGGCAAGCCCTGAAAAGGCTTGGTCGGTACAAGAGAAACCCGGGCCTATGATCATCGTAGGCCTCACAGGCGCGTGTCCAATGGGTGGTGATGATGCTGCTTGAAGACCCGGCTCCCGCGGCTTCCAGAAGGCCTCGCGCGAGCCCCAGGTGCCGGAATGACTCCTTCACAAACAGGTAGTGAACGATCTTCTCTGTTGTCGTCCTGCCGCGTCCGGTGACGACAAAGCCGTACAGGATAGCGGGCTCGGAGCGATGGCTCGTGACCCACGTCTCGGACTCCGGGAGGACGGCGGCAATCTTTCTCCTGTACCCGCGGGCGAGCTCTCTCGATAGCTCCGTGTCCTCTTTTCCCAGCCATGCGCGTATTTCCGGGGAGTGACCGAGGAGGGAATCGGACCAGGAGGCGATGACGAAAGACAGGTCCGATTCCTCGGCTTTTCGGATCGCAATCGGGAGGCCACTTGGCAAGGCACGTCACCGCCTTTCTCATGTCATTGATCCAGATCTCTCACGTCTTGGAAACGTTTGCAACGTACACGTTTTCGCATCAAGGGGCGGGGGAAGATCCGGCGCCCTCTTTCTTGCCCTCGTCGAGGAGCTCCTGCTCTTCCTCTTGAAAGGACATGCCCATCACATACTGCATGACGAAAACGGTAAAGGCATCCTTCGCCTTCCCCGGGAGCATCTCCCATGGCTGGCGGTACTGGAGGAGCGCATAGTCGACGCAATAGGGTAGGTCCTTCGTCCGCCCCTGGCGGATCTTCGCGTGAAGCAATCGAGATGCGTTGGATATGGTCGCGAGAATCGGGGCAATGTCCACATGCCTGATCTTCACCATGGCTCAACCTCCTTGAAAATAGTCTATGTCAATCAAATGCTTTATCACGTACACGGCGAATGCATCCTTTGCCTTCCCTGGGAGCGTCTCCCAGGGCCCACAGTCACGGAGGAGCGCAATATCAACTTTCGGATTTACATTGCCATACCGAATAGAATCGTTAAGCAATCGCGACAAGTAGGATATCGTCCTGAGGACAGGGGCGAGATCTGTGAATTTCATCTCTTTAATCATGGCTCACCGCCTTAAAAAAGAATCCGGCCCGGGGGAAACGAAAGGCCACTCGCTTTTGGATCGGAACCTGTGTTGCATTTGTTCCCGGGCCGGTACATTGTGATCACACCCAGACCTCGGCGATCGCCGGGTCGTCTCCCTCTTGGCGGCCGAGGGGATAAAGCCCCGCCGGGAGCTTCTCCCGGGCCTCCTGGAGGTCTCGCGCTAGCTCGCATACGGGGGAGAGCCAGATCCTACCGCCGCCCAACACCCGTTGCTCCCGGACCACAAACTTGCCTGGATGGTCACGGGGGTTATCGTAGATCACCCATAGGGATAGGTGCTCTGGCGTCATGGTGTTTCCCCGAACAGATAATGCCGAAGGGCCTCAAGCTCTCCCCTTATCTCCTTGAGGCTTGGTTCGTGTAGTTCATTGAAGTAATGGGCGAAGTCAAATCCGATGGTCCGATTCCCATTCTCTGAGTTCATGTCAAACGTGATTCCGCCGTTGACCGGAGCGTCTTCGAGTCCCTTCTCGATGGGACGGTCTGTCGTGAGATACGCCACAAAATGGCCTCTCTTCATGGTATTTGTCAACAAACCAGCAAAAGGTTTGACATAAGCATCGATACCTCGTATCCGAAGCTGCTTGATGTCGTATCGGATACCGTCCTCCTCCCATGTCTCGGAGTAGAGGACATCGTGTGTCTTATTGTTTCGATCCAAAACGCTTTGCATCACGATCCCTTTTTCCTTATCTTCACGGGTCCGCTGCATGTCATGATCGTTACCTCGGTGATGAGAGTGTCTCCGTTGCTCTTTGTGGCGAGAGACAAATCACGTTCATCTACTTCGGAGATCAGTCGGCTCCAACCGGACTCGTCAATGATGATTTCGGACACCTTTCCTCCGATCATGAATATCTTCTGCGCCATCTCTCTTAGTTCGTCAATAATCATGACTTCACTCCCTTTTCTTTATATTCTCCCATTGAACCGGAAATCCGGTAGCCATGCCACGTCATCGAGGCATGACCAGAGGTGCAAGCAGAACGGATGCCCATTGCAGTATTCCGAGCGCGGAGGAAATATCTGGATCCCCTTACGCTCAAGTCCGACGAATAGCTCCTTGACCTCGCACATGTCCTCCCAGGATGGGAGACGATTTGCTCGAGACGCCGATACATGATGCCATCTCCGGCCGTCTTGCTCTCGGTCGACGACGACTGAGGATAATACCCGCAATCCGCTAGTGCTCGCGAATCCTCCGGCCGATGGCCCCCAGTGTTCCCATCCGCTCGGGAGGATTCTCGGGAGGACCCTCTCACTATCGCGCTGGCAGATCTCCCAAGTCATGACTTTACTCCTTTTCAAAGTGCCCCGTCACCCGGGGCCACGGCTTGATAGCCCATAAATCACGGGTATAACAAGAATCCTCAAAGAACATCCCGGGTCACGCCGGGCCGGTACATTGTAATCATATCCACACCTCGGCGATCGCCGGGTCGTCTCCCTCCATGCGGCCGAGGGGATAGAGACCTATCGGGAGCTTCTCCCGGGCCTCCCGGAGATCTCGCGCGAGGTCGCACACGGGAGAGATCCAGATCTTTCCGCCGTCCAAAACCCGTTGCTCACGGATGACGTACTTCCCCGGATAGTCACGGGGGCTTTTGTAGATCACCCAGAGGGATAGACGATCGCTCATTCGACGCCCTCCAGGCACTTGAAGGCCCTCGATGCGGCATCCATGGCCGGCATCAAGGCCCATTCCCGAAGGCCCGTGATGCCCATCTTGTCGATGTCGTGAACAAGCAGGCGAAGCGCATCCAGGAGATCGGGCGCCGCGGCGATGAGGCGGCCGTTTGAGACGCCGGCCTCGCGGGTCGGAGACTCTGTCACGCAACAGACCCATTCCCCGGTCGCATCACGGACGATCTCATCCTCCTCCGGGTCGAATTTCCAAGGCCCTGGGCTCATCATCCCTTAGCTCCTTCTCTTGTTCCAAGCTGGTCACTTTCTTTTCACCCTGAATCTATTGGCATCCGGGCAAGTCGCGAAATGCGATTTGTGCCGGATGCCGGCATATTTCGTGAAGTCCTTCCCTACACATCTCGCGTAATAGTCCGGCCCGCAGGTCTCGATTATCCATGTCCCTTTCGGGTCCGTCGCCGCGTCCATGGGCATCCTACGCCCCGTCGCCGTCGCGAAGACCCATATAATCCGTGCTCCACACTGCAAGCACTTGTCAATCTGGCTCGCCATATTCTTCCATGTCCTCCCAGTATTCATTATGACACGCACACTCACATGGTCCCTTTATCCCTACTTCGATTTCGTGAACTATCTCTTCCGATGGGTATCGCCGCTTGACGCATTCAAACGGGTCCTCGCTTGGGCAACAGCACGTCCGCTTCCCCTCGATGCGCTCCACGTCTTGCTCCCTCATGTCCACGCCTCCACGTCCTCGCGGTCTAGCCTCTCCCTCTTTCTGCTCGGCCGGGGATTCTCGGCCTCTCGCGCCTTTCGGTCCCGGTATTCCTTCGTCGCCCGATTCCGGCATGAATGGCACAATGCGTCCTTTATCATCTCCCCCGTGTAGTAGTCTTCGCGCGCCGAAAACAGATCGAGGGGGAGCTCTCTCTTACATCGCGTGCAAAGCTTCTCACTCATTCCCCTCCCCTTTCTGCTCGGCCACCTTCCGGATGTGCTCCTCGACGGGGTCGAGCGCCTGGTCCTCTTTTTTTCGACCGCGATGGGTCTCCTCGATCAAGGCATGCCTGCGAAAGAGGGAGAGCTTCTCCCCGAGCATCTTGGTCTCGATGAGCTCGAGCTTCCCGAGGCGATAGATGCGCTCCATCTCTCTTTCCTGGGGGTTGACGTTCCAGAGCTCGAGCTCGAGGGATATGCTCCCATCCCCCTCCGGCGCGAACCGTAGCGAAAAGTCTCCCTCGCGCGATATGATCTCGAAACATTGCCTGATGGTCATGTCCTCTCCTCCGATTCTCCACCGCCTATGTGCCTGATTGGATTGCCGATTCCCGAAAGCCGGTAGTTGATTTTTGGCGCAACTATTCAATTTTCTTCGCGGTTGGCCAGAATCGCACTCTGGAGGCCGTGGGTTCGATCCCCATCAGCTCCATGTTTTTCCAGCATTTCCGCATCGCTCTCGCCACGCGGTGGGGTATCAATCACGATACCCCACCGCTTTTTTCCCGTCCTCCTTCGATGACGCGCATGAACGCCTTCGTGCTGGCCTTCTCCTCGACGCCCTCCGCGAGATAGTGCTTCCGCGTCGTGACGAAGCTCTCATGCCCGAGCTCGCGAGCGATGATGTGCGCGGAGAGACCCGCCTCGACGGCGAGCGTGGCCCTCGTCCCACGGAGCCCATGCGGACAGACCACCGGGACCTTCGCGCGCACGCAAAGGGAGCGGAGCACTTTGCGGAGCCACGATAGGTCCCGATGGCCAGTCCGAGAGTCTTTGCTTGCGAAGACGTATTGCTCCCCCGGTCGATCGGCTATCCAGTCGCGGAGCATGCTCAATGCCGGCTCCGGGACCTCGAGCACGCGGGCCGCCGCTCTAGTCTTCCCCATGTCAATCCATAGCAGGACAGAGTCTTCCCCCACATCTACATCTCTCACCCTCCTCTCCAGTAGCTCGGACGCGCGGAGTCCGAGCGTCAGGACCATGAGCACGGCGAGACTCGCCTCGGGATTTGCCGACGCATCCTGTGAGGCCCACAGAAAGAGCTCACGGGCCTCGGACCGCCGGAGCTGTGGCTTTCCCTTGTTCCGCCTTCCGATCGGCTCCACGGCCTCCGCAGGGCTTCTGGTGGCTAATCCTCGCATGACCACCCACCTCCAAAACGTCTTGACCTCGGCAAGCCGATTCCGGTGGGTGTCTGCGGCGAGCTCGGAGCTCATGGCCTTGTACCGGTCAGAGATTGTCCCATGGGGGACGTCCCCGATGGATCGCTCGAGGTCCCCCGCGTGAAAAGATCTCACCCGGCGGATGGTCTCCGCGATCGCCCGCGCCTTGTTGCCCTTCGCGACCAAGTGCTCCTCGTACTTTTCTACCACGCTCGCCACGCTTACTCTTCCTGGGACTTTTCGCCATGCGGCTTTTGCAGCGAGACGGGCCTCGCCCTCTGTCGAAAACGATTCCAGAGCTCGTCTCCCATCCGGTCCAACAAGCTCGATTCGCCATCGTCGATGATGGCGGTAGGGCCCGACGACCCTGTATCCCTTTTTTCGAGGGGCCATTCTGAACCTCCTCCTCGGCCCCGGGAATCGGCGCCGGCGAGGCTATCGCTTTCGTCCGTGGCGTCCAAGATCTTTCGGAGCTCATCCAAGAGCCCAAGCTCTATCGCAACCTCAACCAGTCTTTTTGCGATGCTCATTCGATTCCTCCTCCACCTCGACGCGCATGCCCGATGCATAGATGGCCTCCAGCACTTCATCCACCAGGTCCATCTTCACCTCCTCGGACGAGAAGCCAGAATCTGATACGTGCTTCGCGATTCTTTCGACGAACTCTGTCCATTTTCTTTCTGTCATTTCAGGTCCCCTTTCCGATTGTCCCCGTTAGTCCCCCTGTGAAATATTTCCTTCCGCATCATTTCGAGGCCCATTTTTGTTACCTCTTCGCTCACCGGCTCTATCTGCGCCTGCGTCGGAAGGACGGGCTCCGGCTTTGGCCCGGCGGCCTTGAATTCCGACCACCTGTCGAAGTCCAGGTGCCGATAGTCGATGCCGTCATCCATGCGGAGGGGAGGGAATGCGTGATGGTATCCCCTCCCGTGCTGAGATCCATCCCGGCTCGCGATTCGGTGATGGCCTAGGAGCCCACGATTGACTCCCTCCAGGCCGTCGGCCCGGATCGCCTCGAGCACGCGCCGGAGCAGGATGTCTCCAGGGAGGCGCTCCTCGACCGGGTGGCCCCACGCCGCGGCGTAGGTCTTCCGGGTCTCCAGGATGGCCTCGGCTTCCCCGTTCATCGGACGGGTCGCGGGAGGTGGTTTTAGGGGTCCAGCCGAAGGCGAAAAAGAGAGAGAATCTTTGCTGCATATCTTAACAAGATCAGTGTCTCTCTTTAAGTAAGATCTTAAGTCTTTAAGTTCGGGTGACATCTTGTCAGGGGTGGGACTTTTGACCCCATGACAAGATGTCAGGGGTACCCCTGACAAGATGTCAGGGGTTGGTGGCGCTTTTTTGGCCCGGGGTACCCCTGACAAGATGTCAGGGGTTGGTGGCGCTTTTTTGGCCCGGGGTACCCCTGACAAGATGTCAGGGGTTGGTGGATGCGTGATGTAATAGATGGTGGAGCATCCCGATCTCATTTCTCGCCTTACGATTCCCATCTCCTCGAGGTGCCCAAGGACTCTGATGACATGCCTCTGGGCGAGCCCCGTGTATGCTCCGACCAGTGAGACGGACGGGAAGCATCTCCACTCCGAATCGGCATGAGCAAGCAGGATTAGCCACACAAGTATCTCCGATGGACTACATCCTTGTGATGCCATTGCTCTTATCTTCCCTATCGTCAGAGACACCTTCAGCGTGTCGGAAGAGCGAGTGTTCATCCGAGTCTCCGGCCCATACGTTAGGTGGAACATGTAAAACGTATACCTAATATTCCAAAAAAAAGTGCTACCGAATCCCTCGTAAATACTACTTCATGGGCCTTCCGCCCACGAATTCATGTAGACGTTTCTTGAACGGTTTTCCATGGTTGTGCTCCTCCTCAAGATCTCTTACTGCTTTGTCGATTACATCGGTCAGGAAATTGGATAGATTAAGCCGTAGGGGAGGCCCTGAAAGCCAGTATACGGCGTTCTTGAGGCGCTCCTTCACCGAGAGCTCAACATGAAATGTGAAACTACCTTTTTTCGGCGCCAATTACAAATCTCCTCTTGCCCTTGTGATACTCCTCAAGATGGTGTTGCAATTCCTCTCGGAGCTCTTCGCGCACTATCTCCCTGACGCGGGATGGGGCCTGCCCGGGCTTTCCCGGCACAAGCCCCTCCTTGGCGAGCTTCCTCCAATAGCGGTATGTCGCCATCGGAACACCCTTCTCTTCGAGATAGGCTCTCACGCTCACAGGGTCCATCTCTTTTGTATCATCCAGCACGGATTTTCTGGTGCGGTGATCCCACATGGGTAGCCATCCTTTCTCGATTTGTCTGGAAAGTCAAGTGTAATTTCATCTCCCTCTAGGGGTTATGATTTTTGAATTTTTACATCTTTTAAAAGATATCAATTTTCCGCTCTTAAAATAATTCCTCGGATCTCCGGTCATCTCATCGAGGCATTGCGGGCAGAGCCGAGAGACCTGATCGTCCACCCCGTCCTCTACGGTCCATCCTGGATGCTCCATCCCGCATCGGGAGCAAGCCACCCAGGAGGAGAAGTCCCACGGATTACGTAGCATCGACGCTACTCCAAAGGCACATTATCTGGTGGCTCCTCTTGCCCCGCCATCGTGTCGAGGTCGATGAGGATATCCGAGATCTCCTTTGCCGTGAGCTCGTCGAGTGTATTGATGCTCCTGCGGAGATAGTCACTCACGTAATCCAGGAGCTCCGGGTCTGAGGGATACCACGCCCGCGCGCTCTCCCGGAGTGACTGGATCGCTTGCTCCTTTTTGCTCGGCTCCTTCGTAGTTGCCGGAGCCGCCGGCGCTGTCCATGCTTGCACCCACGCTTCCAGCACCTTCATGGCTTCTGGCGTGTGTGTCTTCAAGTCTGGCGTGATAGCGAGCTCCCGCGTCTTTGCGGCGAATTCTTCGCGCGGCATCTTTTTCAAAAATGCAATCTGCCATATGGCCGCGACTCCGTTTGTCGTCCCATGCGTAACGCCGTTCGATGGAGGAGTCGCCGGACGCTTTCCTCCGCGTGGGGCCGGCGACTCCCCCCGGCCGCTATGGACCTGGTCCTCGACGTCTTGTGTGAATCGATCTGATAGTCCGAAAGAGCCGAGTACCGCCGCCACCATCGCTCGTTTCTGGGCCATTTTCAGGACTGTGTTCTCGAGCTCCCTGGGCCTATCCACGTACCTCCCCTCCATCGTCGATGCGCTTCCGATTCCGGAGCCGATGGATTCACCCGATTTCCTCGATATCAGATCGCATCGGATGACGAATCGATAGAGCCCGATTGATGTCCCGGTCGTCTGGACACGGCGCCCGGCGCTCCTGTCCCATTTTTCCTTCGTCCATTCCACCTTGCGGTCGTGGTCGATTTCCTGCTGGAGGACCACGTAGGATGCCGAGCATCCGAAGGCGATGATGAGCCGCTCGGCCCCGGGCTTCAGGAGCGTCGGCTCCTTGGTTCCAGGGATCGTTCCGTAGTCCCTCCCCTCCTCCAGCGCCTTGCCGATGAGGTCTGTCACCTCCCGGTGATGTGCTATGAGGTCCGCTGGATTGACCAGCGGACGGATAAGTGTCTGCGCGTCAGGGCGCGTAATCATTGCTCTTTCTTCTGTCATGGGGGTCACTCCCGAAAAAGGTTATCTCACAAGAATGATAGGTACACGTTAAATACCTTACGGTCAACAATTCTTTTGCGTTTTTTGCAAGAAAAAAAAGATTTGACACCATGGGGCTCGCGAGATAGAAAGCCAGCCAACTACCGAAAGATCTCACATACGCCCTCGCTGGATTTTTACTGGCGAGGGTGTGTCTTGTGGTATGATGATGGAATGCCTACCACTCAAGGAGGGAGACCCATGAGAAACATTTTTATCATCTTCGTGATGCTGTTTTTGATCGGATGCGGGAGCTCAAATGAACAAAAAAAATCAATCAATTGCAACGAAGCAGCCAGTATTTTTTATTCTTTCGGTTGCACGTTGACCCTGGGTAACAGTGCGCTCGACTTGGGTGACGCCGTCACCGCATGTGACGAATCGCGTTCCTGTGTCCAGATATGCGAAAGTGAATGGGCCGTTGTCCTGGCATGTTTTTCCGAGGTCCGTTCATCGGCGGAATGCTCATCCTGCGACAATCGCCTTACAAAGCTTTCTTTCTGCGTCGCGTCGAATTGTTGATCGCCAAACACGACAACCATCGCGGCGATGGACGCTTCCCAAAAGGGAGAAGGCCTTGAGCCCGCGAGTCTTGATCAACTGAGAGATGAGTGGGAGAGAGAGATGCCGACCCCCAGGCGCCAGAATGACTCTGCTCGGGAACTCCGATGACCCTACTTGAGACAGGGTGCTCGGAAACTCCGGAGACCTTGCCCCTGGAAACTCCGGAGACCTTGCCCCGGAAACTCCAGAGACCTTACCATGTCCGAGGTCTCTGGAGAATCCAGAGACCTTACCCCTGGAAACTGTCCGGTTTTTTAGGACAGATTCGGTCCGGGGTAGGTCGGCGGGCCACCCGCCGAGGTAGGTACTCCTCCAAAGGATCAATCAGTCGGAGATGTCGAGGAGCTCTCGGAGCTCCTGGATGGTCAGGGGTGGATACCCGGGGGGAGTGTGTCCCTTCCGCATCCTTTCCGCCTCCTCGATCGCATAGATGAGCCGTAGATCTCGCCGGAGCTGGTCGGCGAGCTGTCGGCCGTGGCGCTCGAGTATCGAGCGCTCCTTGGCCGAGAGCCGGACGCATACCACGTCCCGAGCCGTCATACGTCATCCCCAAAAATTGCATCCAGCACACATGCTGGGTATTCTGCATCCTCCCACTGCGACAATAGATCTTTGGCCTCTTGGAGCGTCAGGTGATTGTAGGGCAGGCTCGACCCCTTTACGCGGATCTCTCTCCTGCCCTTATCGTATCTCACTTCTTCCCCCTTTATTTTGCCTACGATCTCGCACAAATCCCAAGACCTAAGATCCGAATTAGCTGTCTTCATTTTCCGCTCCTTTTTCGGGTCTCCTTGACCCATGATCTAATCATAATACATATCGTATTACATGTCAAGAGGTATTTTTGGGGTCTAGGAGCTACCGGGAGATGAGGAGTGCCCCACAGAGGGCGCCGGCGACGAGGCCAGCCCCGGCCCACCACCACCGCTGGGCCTGGTACCTCTCTGACTGGGCCTGGAGCTCTCGGGAGTAAGACTCGCAGAGGCGCTTGGCGAGCTCGGCCTCCTGGGCGTGATGGTCGGCCTCCGCCCCGGAGACATTGCACTCCTCCCAGAGGTCCACTGTACGGAGGAGAAGGGAACGGAAGTCCTCCATGGGGCAGGTGACCACGGTGGCGTCCTGAGCGGACGGCGCGCATCGAGCCATCAAAGGCCCCCAGAATCGCTCCGAGCGGTCAGGGGGTGGTCCAGGTATGGGCTTGGCCGTCCGAAGGCATCCTTGGCCCTCCCAGAGACTCGCGCACGCGAGGGCGCATAAAACAAGCGCTTTCATTTGCTTTTGCCTCCGAAGCGTGCCCGAATTTCAGTCCGAGCGGAATCCGCTTCGGCGCGGATCTTCTGGACCCGCTCCTCGATCTCCTGGTCCATGGCGGTCTGGGCCCGACCGGCCTCGTCCCGGGAGATGTCCGAGACGGCGGAGAGTCGAGTGTCGAGCTCCTGGTCCCTCGTCCTCCTCCGCCTGGAGAGCCTCCACCATGTGACGAAACCCCAGAGGGAGGCTATCCCGAGGCCTGCGCCGACGACCCAGTTTGTGATGTGAGCGACAATGGACTGCCAGACATCTTGGAGCATGGGGTGTCCTCCATGGCCAGCGCTCCTGGACGGATTCTCGGAATGGGACATGCACCTTTTTGGGTGGTGGGTCCGGCCATTGCGCCCAAGAATCAGCCATCATTTTGGCGCGATCTCTTGACTCACATCGAGGGCGGGGTCCGCGCCCGAACTCGGCGCCGTGGGCCCGGAGACGTTCAGCCGCTTGTTCGCGACGACTCCCCCCGTGAGGATTGCCGCGAGGCCTCCGAAGGCGAAGGCCCATGACTGGAATTCTTCGACGCCCTGTTTACTCCTGAAAAGCCAGACGATGGAGACGACGATCCCCACCGCGGGCCAGAAGGTCTCCCTCTGGAGCTGCCGGTTCAGCCACCCTTTCATGTACTCGAGCATGGTCCCTCCTATTTCCTGTCCGGCCCCGCGGACTCCAAAAACGGTAGCGGGTCCACCTTGACCCAGTCCTTTTCGATGGCCGTCTCTCTGCGTATCGTGAAGTGTAAATGCGGTCCCGTGGATTTGCCCGTGGAGCCAGAGACCGCGATCGGCTCTCCGCGCCTCACTAGGTCTCCCTTGTCCACCGAGCCTATGGTAGCTCTGAGATGAGCATAGCCAGACTTCAGGTGCTCCTCTTCATGATAGATGATGAGCGAGAGACCTCCTTTGGGAGACTCGAAACACTCGTCCACCTCTCCATCCCACGGAGCACGAATCTTAGTCCCGGTCCCGCAGGGCAGATCGATGCCGTCATGTAACTCCTCGAGGCCGGTGATTGGATTACGCCGCGGGCCGAAGTGGGCTCCCTTCCGCGACTCTATCCTGGACAGGAGCTCTGGAAGGCCATTCACAATGGGATGCATTGGGCGCGCGGTGCAAATCGAAAAAGAAGCGATCTCTTTTTTAGGCTTGACCATTGGTCGATTTCTCCTCGTCGGGATCTTTTACCACGATCAGCTTTGACAGCAGCGTCGTAATGGTGGATAGGCGACCGTCGAGCTTGGCGCCCATCGAGCGGACCTCGGACACCAGGTCGGAGTGCATGCGTTCGAGCTCTCGATGCTCCTTCTGGTTGTCTGAAATATAGCGAACGAAGACGTCCTGCGACACCATGGATGCTATCCATTTAGCGCTTTCGCCCTGAAGAATCGTCACGCTCCGCGAGAGCGCTTGCATGGTGTCGGTGCCCGTCTGGAGGCGTCGGTCAAGTAGGTCCATCTCTCGCTCTCGTCCCTTGATGCGCTCTCCCATGAGCCTCCAGGTCAGGCCCGCAAGGAGCACGATGACAAGCAACGAGATCCCGAGCGCAAAGTACAAAAGCTCCGGGGAGGACGAGAGCGATAGGCCGACCTGGGACGGGGTCACTACGGCATTCCTCCATCCACCACCGGGCAAGCCCTCGCGCATCCTCCGGGCCATAGGATGCAATGCGGGCATGGCCCCCATGACCCGGGAGACACCCGGCATGGATAGCACTCCACCTCGAGCTGAGCCTCGATGCCCGTCGGGAGGGAGTTGGTTTGCACCCCGGGCAAGAGTACCTTTGGCAGTATCTCGTAGCATCCAATGGGCAAGGGGTCCGACGCGAGGGGATAGCTCACGCCACCCCCTTGCCCGTCCTTGTCCGGGCCGCAGAGCATCATCTTCCGCGTGTCCTTGGCGGCGAGCTCGCTTGTGCTCTTCACTTCTTCCGCCACCGGCTCGGATGCCTTCGACGCGGTGAGGCACGCGCACCACCCGTCCCCCGCGATGCTCCCCTTGGGGCATCTCTCCTCGGAGCACTTGCCCGCGGGCAAGCGAGCGATCCTTAACGTCGGTGCCGCGGCCGAGCTCGCCGCCCCATCTCCAGCTCTCGACGATGCGAGAAAGCACGTCCCGACGCATGCCGCGATGAGAAAAATGAATGCTGTCAATGCGATATGGTTTCGCGTCATGGCTTCACCCGCTTGTAGAATTTAAGATCTCGGAGCCATCCGGCCCCGTCTCCGGTCGCGTGTCCGAGGTTGAACGTTGTTGATGGGGTCGCAAGGATGCCCGTCCCCGCTCCGGCGACGGTCCCTGTCCATTCCCCAAACGAGAACCCTATCTCCCCCGTCATCCGATGCCACACGGTCCATGCGTAGTCCGTGTTTGCGGTGATGGCATCGGAGATGGTGCTTGTCCTGAGCGCTCCCGCTGAGTCGTACACGTAGAAGATTTTGTCGTTCGTTGATGCTGCGAAGTACAGGCCGATTGCGTTGTTGCTCCCCGAGGTCCCGGGAACGGAGAAAACGTAACGATCCACTCCGGGCACGGCCATCGTCAAGCGCTGTACTCCCTTGACCGTCCAATTTCCCGTGGTCAACGGATTCGTGATCGTGCCGTAGTTCGCCGTGCATGCCGTCACCGCGTCCGCGTCGGATGTACACGAAATGGAGAGATCGGCGGACCCAACATGTGCCATCGGAACGTCAAAATATACAGTCCCCGCTGCAGCGTTCGCAATTTGTAGCTTCCAAGAGCTCGTAGATGCATTCCAGGTGGCGGCTGCCAACTTTGCCCCATAGCGAGTCCACGTCGAACCACTAACAGTTGCAAGCGTATTTGAAGCAAGTGCTGTGGTACAATCCGATGCATCATACTCTATAATACTGAGAGTAACGCCTGGCGTACCACTAGTTTCTTTTGCCCATATCGATGCGTACAGATCCGCTGCAATCCCTGACGTAATGCAATTCGACGTGACCGTACCTATAGAGGTGACAGTCATGGCAATCTTTACGGAAGACGCTCCGTCGACTGAAGTTGTGGTGTTGCATGAGACATCTGATGTACCTCCGCCACCTACTGTCTCGACCACGGTCCATCCCGTGGGGTGATTACTGCCATCCGGTGTCGCGCATATTCTCGACCTGTATAGCAGGTTCGTAACTGCACGTCCTTTAGATAGACCGCCAGAGCCCGTGTAGACGGCGCCCACCATGGAGCCATTCGCCGGCGCATCGATCATGAACGGTTCGATACCAGAACTTGGTGGAGCCAATTGCTGACTTCCAGGTGCGCTCCATGTGATGATCGGGGCCGTTCCCTTGTTGCTCATGCGACCACGGTAGGTATCGCGCATGAATGCAAACTGTGTGGCCGTCATAACAGGACCGGACCAATAAGCCACGTCGTGAATAATTCCATAGTATTGGCTTCCGCCATTGCCGGAGGCGCCGATTGTAATATTGCCCGCACCCTGGAACATTGGCCCGACCGCAGTGTTGGTAGAAGCAGCGGTCAAAGAATCAATAAATAGAGTCAAGATGCAATGCCCATCTCCTCCTGAAGCATCGTAAGACGCTCCAATGATTGACGTTCTACCTATACCTGCAGCATTGGCGATCCCGACAATAGTTGATGGTGTTGACGTACCGTCGCGATAAACTGCGACCGTAAATTCACTAGGTGCGTTGATGTTGAGAAAACCTCCCCTAGTGTCTCCAGCGGCCATCCATGTAAAAAAACGCTGCCCACTTGAGAGAGCCGACGGCGTAACGACGGCAAAAACACTGAAGCTTCCAGTAGGCGGTCTAATCGTACTTGTCCAATAATCATTCTTGTAGCCATAACCATTAGTTCCCCCAAGCCCCGAAGGCCAGGTCCAGTCCGATACCCTGATTGGAGAACCAACCCGGGTCATGGTTTGCCCGGAGTTGGCCGTCACCGTCGCGCCCACGGTCTGGTTGAAACTCCAGTAGAACGTGGGCGTTCCGAGGTAGGTCGAGAGGAGGTTCCCGGAGGAGTTGAGGGGATAGGATGTGCTCGCAAGGCCACCCGAGGAAAAGGGAGGAATGCCCGTCTGCCCCCACGCAAGCGGAGATGCGAGGAGAGCGATGATCGCAAGGATGGAGCGTCGCATGGGGGTCTCCTGTCTCACGTCACTTTTTGAGGAATGAAGCAGATCGTTCCTGCGGCCGATTTTCCGATGACGGCGATCTTCGCGCTCGAGAGCCGCATCATGATGGGCGCTGAATCCGGTACCGAAATTGCGAATCCTCCCACCGCCGTTGTCGCCGTAGGATTCGAGCCCCCAAGCAGGTAGGCCGTGTTGTCGACGGCGACGAGATAGAACCACTGCCCGCGAACGGCGGTCGGAATGGTGTACTGGACCGAGCTTGCGGTGATGGCAACGCATTGAGCGACGGTATCGTCGACGGTCTTCTCGTAGGGCGCGGGTCCCGCTAAGGCGTAGACGCCGATGATTGCGATGGCGATGAGCATGGCGAGGGAGGTCAGGGTCTTTGGCTTCGTCCACATGGTTTGTCTCCTATCAGGCAATGAGCTTGTCTGCTTTGGTCATGCTGTTTTCCGTCGTCTTCTCCCGGGAGAGGCTTCCGGTCCGGAGCTTGCTCGGTCTCCTGGAGGCCTCCGGCGGTCCTCCCATGGGCGGAGCTCCATCCTTTCCAGTCCCGGCCCATGCGGCCTGGAGACTCGCGAGATGCCCCGGGTCCGCCGTCGCGTCAATCGGTAGGTCGAGGAGGACGGAGAGATTGAAGCGGTCCGCGTAGGAGAGCGTCTCCTGGAGCTCCGAGAGGTGGCTCCCGAGCTCGGAGACCATCTCCTGGTACACGCGCGGATAGACGGCACGGACGGCCTCGACGGCCTCGCTACTCACGGCCCCCGCGTGGAGGTCCTGGAGGATGGACGTCGGATGCTCGATAGCCGCGGAGTACCGCTCGAAAGAAGCGAGCTCCTGGTCCGAGGGCTCCCAGCTTGTTTTGTAGAGCGTCTCCGCGGGCGGCTTCGGGGCCTTCCCCCAGAGGAAGTCCGCCGCTCGAACGGCGGTCGCCTGTACCTTGGCCGCGAGCTTCGGGGCCGCGGAGGCTACGCCCTCCGTCTTCGTGGCGATCCTCATGGCCGTCGTCTCCGGGTCCGTTACGATGTCCCGGAGCTCCTCGATGCGCCGGTGGAAGGCCTTCCTCCGGACGTCCTTCTTGTCCGGCTTCCCGTCTCCGTAGGCGACGCGGGAGAGGATGCCTACGTAGGATGGGACGATGGCCTTTCGGGCCGCGCCAGCGGCACCCTTCGCCGCTCCCTTCGTCGCGCGGCCGAAGAATTCCGCGATGCGCTTCATGGCTCCGAAGTGCTGCGAATTCGTCACCCGCTCGATGGTCGCGAGCCGTTTGATTGCGAGCCCCGGGTTCATGATGGTTCCGAAGAGGCTTCCAATCATCGCTCCGGGAATGCCTCCCAACATGAATCCCCCGACCTCGCCAGCCATGGAGGTCACGGCCGAGCCGGTCTTGATGATGCGCTCGTACTGGTTCTGGAGCCGGATGGTGTCGTCGGCCTTGTCGATGAGCCCCTTGAATTCCTTCGCGAGCTGCTTCGCCCGCGCTACCTGGCCCTCGGCGACCTCTCCGAGGTCGAAGGACTTCGTGAGCTGGTCGAGGAGCTTATTGGCACGGCCATACCGCTCCTTGAGGTAGTTGATCTCGAGGTCCCCGGAGGTCTTTCCGATGCGGTCGACGGCACCTCTGAACTTCCCCGGATCCGCTTTCCAGATTGTCTGCCAGCCGGCCTTGTCGACCGGCACCCTGAAGTTCGCGTTGAACTCTTCGTTTCCGAGGTACCGGTGATAATCCGTGTTGTAGGCCTTTTGTTCGATCCCCACGCGATTGTAGAGGCTCGGGTCCTCGAGGTGCTCGCGGAATTTCTCGTAGGTAGCTTCCATCCACGCGCGCGTGTCCCGGTCCGGAGAGGGAGCGTCCTTCCCGACTCGCATTCTATTCCGAAGCTTCGCTAGCTCTTTTTTGAAGCGGTCCACATGCTCGAATAGCTCGGCGCCCTTGTTCGTCGTTTGCGCCCCATGCTCGACCGTATCGACGATCTTCTGCCTCTGGCGGAGGATGAGGCCCTCCATGTCCCGGAGTTGGTTCTTGAAGCCCCAGCTTCCGTCCGCCTTCGCCTCGGCGCGCATCCTTCGGACATCGGACAGGGTCGTGTCCATGATGTCGAGCTGTGCTGTCGCGATCTCTTCCGGAGCAACGGGGATAGAGTCGTCCCAGATCTTATCGACGTTTTTGACCTTCTGAACGCCCCGGTCCTCGTCCGTGATGGTGCGGATGAGCCCGTCCATCTCGTCATCCACTTCCGCCATGCGACGGGCCACGGACTCTCGCACGTCCTCTCCGGAGACGGCCTTCGCTCGAGCGGCCCTACCCTCCTCCCCGAGAGCGGTGAGCCTCTTGAGCGCGGCCTTGTCTCCTCCGGTCGACGCCGCCTGGAGGGAGACGATCTCGTCATGGATGCGCTCTCCGAGGTTTGCTCGACGGGGCCCGAGCGCCTCCTCCGCGGCTTCCGGCATGGCCCGGCCTCCGAGGCTTACCGTCATGTCCCCCTTCGGAGTGATCTCGAAGGTCTCCTCGATTTTCGAGGCCAGGCGCGGATGCGCGGTCGCCCCCGAGGCCCGCTCCCAGAGCTTTACGAGTCCCGCTCCACTCATGCGTCCGACACCCTTGAGGAGCTCGGCTCCGGCGCCGAGGCCTGCTCCAAGACCTCCACCGAGGAGCGCGGAGGCCCCGAGGTGGTCGACGATTTGCTCCGCTGTCAGGTCGTGGTCTCCGAGCGCTTCCTCGGAGATGATTTGCCCGGCCCCGTAGGCGAGCCCCTCGAGAGCGCTCCCGGCGCCCATGGCCGCGGCTCTCCGGACCGAGGACCCGACGATACCCCTGCCGGCAGTACCCCCGAGAGCTCGGAGCGCAAGCGCTTCCGTGCCGAGGTTCACCTCGCTCGCGAGCCGAGGAAGGGAGGTCGCGCCCCGAAGGACCTCGCCGGCGATACCTTTCCCGGCGGCCCTGCCGACGAGCCCCTCGGGGCCTCCGAGGAGAGAGGCTCCGAGGCCGAGAAACTCCCCGGCCTTCGTCGCGGAGGGATTCGCCTCCTGAAGGCCTCGGAGGGTCTCTGGTGCGACGAGCCCGCTCCCGGTGAGGGCGACATCTGAGAGCCCGAAGGTCGCGAGCCTACCCGCCCCGGCGAGGCCCGCGAGGGCCTCCTGGCCGAAGGTGGCTCCGTACTTCTCGACGGTGTGCCGATGCTCGCGTGCGGCCGCGGTCTCGAGGGACCAGCCGGAGCTCGGGTCTCGGAGAAGCCTGTGCGCGTCCTCGCCCCCGATGGTCGTCGCCTTGCCGGAAGGGTCCAGGACCGGAACGAGGTCGGTTTTCTTGAGCGCGAGGCCTCCCTGGAGCAGCGCCTTCGGCACCTCGGCGTCCGGGACATCTATGGGATTGCCGTCGCGGTCATAGAGGACCACCGGTCACCTCGCTTCTCCGTACTGCTGGACCGCCTGGGACGTCGAACGGGGCATGATAAGATGCCCCTTCAGGAATCCCGCGTGCTGTTTCTCGATGGATTTGACGAGAGTGCGGAGCTTCTCGATCATCGGCTGTCCGATGACGTTCCATTCCTCTGGGTCGGCGGGGATTCCCAGCGTGTCGATGAGTGCCATGAAGCTCCGGCCCTTGATGCCGACGAGATTTCCCATCGCGAGGCGCGCCTGATTCGCGAGCATTTGAGCCGTCTTGTCTTTCTTGACGGCCGATTTCTCAAGGGAAAAGTTCTGGTCTCTCCAATCGATAAGATCTCGAATGGTCGATAGCGCGGGGTTCAGCTTCGCGTCCTGCTCTTTGGCCGCCTCCCAGTCCTTCTCCGTGGGCATCGTGCCAGGGATAGCCTGGAGGTCCGGGTGCTCCCGTGCGGCTCCGGCGCCCGCGGCCTGGGCCCGCATCATGGCCGCCTGATTCATCGCTCCGGCCCTTTGCATACCTCCGGAAAAGATGGCTTTTTCGTTTTCCGCCTTGGCCTGGACTGCCCCGAAAGAGGCGCTATGGAGCTCTCCGGCAAGCCTTTGCTGAGCCTCCGCCTTCTGGGCCGTGAGGCCGGCCGAGAAGGCCTCGAAGCGAGCCGCTTCCTGGGGAGCCGCGTAGTTCGCCCGAATCGTCTCTAGGTACCGCTGGAGCCCATCGAGCTTCTTTACGCGGTCCGCCTCCACGGCCGCGCGCTCGCTCCCCGTCTGCCGGAGCGCGTTCGCGTAGGCCGTGTCTGCCATTCGGGCCTTCTCTCCGGTCGCCTGGATACGCATCTTCTGGGCCTCGAGGTCCCTGTTCACCGCGTCGTCGATAATGGAGAGCGCCCTGTTTGGGCCCCCGGTCTTCGCCGCCGCGTACTCCCCGAGGCCGATAATAATGGCGCCCATGATGCGCTTCCCGTAGTCGGAACTCCCGTCCGCCTTGGCCCAAAAGCGGACCGGGTTATAGCTCCGCGAGGCCTCGTCGAACTCCTGCCCGGCTGCATTGATGGCGTCGTACTTCGAGCGCACCCACTCCTGTCGCTGGCTCTCCCTCTGCTTCTGCTGGGCATCGTAGGCGAGCATCTCTTCGTGCTGCTGCTTGAGCGCCGCGGCCTGGGCCGCACCCATGGCCTGGCCAATGCCGGAGGCCTTCGCCTGGGCCTCGAGCTGCGCGGCCTGAGCCACCCCGAGGAGCTCCTGGCTCTTGGCGACTCCCGAGGCGTACTTGGCCGTGAGGTCATCGACCTGCTGGCCAATTTTCCGGAGCCCCTCCGTCGTCGGATACGGCGTGAGCCCGAAACCCCCGGCTCCGCCCGTCATGCCCTGCTGGGGAACGCCCGTGAGCGTGGAGGGATCTACCCTCCCTTGCCCTCCCCCGAGGGCCTGCTGTCTCTTCCGGAGGATGAGTGACCGCTCCTCCTCGGAGACCCCGGACATGTCCGGCGCCGGGCGAAGAGATCGGCCAGGACCCATTTGCATTGCGGCCCGTTGGACAGGGTCCTGGATTCCCAGGGTTGGGTCCACCATCCCGCCGATGGAGACTTGACCTCCCGGCAATGTCTCCTTGCCAGCATTGAGCCGCTGAAATGCGTCCGCCTGCTGAGCCGCGAGCTCTCTCGCTTTCAGGACGGCCGCTTGCTCCTCCGGGGAGAGGTCGAGCGAGGCCACCGTCTGCGGGGGCGGAGCCTTGTCCGCGTCCACGCCCAAGGGGAGGGGTGGTACGGCCGTCTCTGGAGCGTCTGGAGTGCCGAAGAGGCTTTGCTTGCTCTGCGCCTGTTGCCACCGTTTGAAATTCGGGCCGGTCGAGGGATATGGATTCGTCCATTGAGCCATGATTCGCCTCCTCGCTCGTCAGTAGCCTCCACCGTAGGATGCTCCCCCGTAGGGGTTGAGATACGGGGCCGCCCATGGATTCCCCTGGTACGCTGGATTGGCCTGGTAGTAACCGCCTCCACCGCCCGCCGGGGCAGGCGTGCCGCCGCCACCCCCGCCACCGCTTCCGTAGTAGGCCGCGGCCGCGGAGGTCAGGGTCCCAAGTATGCCGGACTTGCCGCTATTCTGCGCGTTCTGCATGGCTTGCTGGGCGAGGAGCTGCTGGACGAATGTGTTCTGCCCGGCCTTCCCCTGTTCGAGCGCCATTTGTGTCTGACGGTTCCGGTCGAGGTACTCGCCCCACATGCTTTGGGCGCCCATTTGTTCCTGCGCCCGGAGTCCGGCCGCTTGCATATTCGCCTGGCTCCCGAGGTTCGCGGCATTCTGCTGAGATAGTCGCGCGGCCATGCCCGGGCTCACTCCACTCATGCTCCCGGCCTGGGAGGCCTGGGATGCGAGGATGCGGCCGAGGCCCATGTTGAGCTGGTTCTCGGCAATGCTCGGCCCCTTTCCCTGGGCCTGGAGCGCGAGCATTTGTCCGAACTTGTCTCCCTCCGAGCCGAGGCCGAATGCGTTCGGATCGTATTGGTACCCTTGCGGTGAGAATTCCGACGGCTGGCGGTCCTTGCCGAAGACTGTTTCTTGGAGACCGAGTCCGACATCGTTCCAAAAGGACATGTCATCCTCCTTAGATCGTTCTGCTTGCCCCGATCTTCGGGCTTGGTGTTTTCGCCGCCGCGATCATGCGAATGCCCGTCAGGCTGAATCCAGCGGTGCAAGTTGCCGATTGCGAGTCGTCATAGATCCACTCCCTGATACGCAAGCGGACCGCCGTGTTTTTTTGCATTCTCGGCTTGAATCGAATTCGATATGGTTGATCCCCGATATCGTCATTGACATAAAACATCGGCATCTCTCTCTGGTCGTCCTCATCATCAATATAGTAATATATCTGCAAGAGATGCTTGTCGTGATACGACCCGAGGATCTCGATCCACTTCACTCTCTGAATTCCTCCATGCCCCGCGATTCGGAGCGGGCCCGTCTCGATGAGCATTGTGATGCCGTATTTCACGCCAGCCCATGTGTCTATATAGGAATATGGATTCTCGTACACGATGGAGCCGTCTTCTCTCGCGCATGAGTATACGTTGTTCCCGAAGATTACGGCATCGAAAAGACGCATACCTGTCCACTCGGACCACTGGCCAGCCACCCAGTCATAAACCAGCATCTTTCCGGTACCGCCCGTGTATGCAATCTGAAATCGGATTTGTGTCTTATTCGGAACGATAATCGTCTTTTGCACTACGAGATTCCGGTCGTCGTCTATCACTACTCCGATGTCCTGGAGACCGAGGCTCTGGGTCAACATATAGTATCCAGTGACGGCCTTGAACGCTATCCCCTGCGGGCACGGAGCCACGGAGCCACGATAGGGGCTTCCGACATTCGACGAGACGAGCCGAGGCTCGCTCCACCATGAGCCGGTCCCGAGATCGTTCGGGCCGTTGCCTCCGATGACATAGATGGAGCTCGCCTTGAAGACGATGAGCTTGTCCTCGAGCGGCGCGAGCGCGGTGATGGGTCCTCCGTCCGGGAGGCGGATGACGAGGGAGTCGCTAAACTGATACCCGACGCCGTCTGCCTTTTGCTTTGAAAACCAGAGCGTCATCGGGTCGTCGGACGGGACCGCCCACAGGCGACCCATGGCGAGGCACATGATGGAGCACGCGGGAGGGGAGACGGGCTCTATCACGCCGGCGTCGAAGGGCATGGTGGGACCGATGAGGTAGTCCGCGCTCTGGTCGTCCGTGTACGTGACCGTCGCCGCGGCGAGGCTATTGATGGTCCATTCTCCAGAGAGGACGTTAATCTGGTGATAGAGGCCGTCACTCATCTTGCGATAGATGAGCACACGCGTATTGACGAGCTTATTGTATTCTCCGAGGCCGAGGGTGCCGACGACGATCGCGATCGATTGAACGGCTCCGCCGCCCGTAATCAGCTTGGACACATACGCCGGAGTGGAATACTGCTTATGGCCGAGGTTGTCGGTCCACTCGTACAGCACGGCGTAATAATGGGTGCCGTTCGAGAGGAGGCCTCCGGTCACACTCGCGGTGAGCGTGATGTCCGCGGCGTCCGGTCCGAGATGGAACCCTATCTCTCGAAAGAGGGTTTTGTCGTATTCCCCAAGGAGGCCTCCCGTCGCAATGGCGAGCCCGCCCCTGTCCGTGTTTGCGCGGTCCAGGCATCCGATACCGTAATGCCCTTCGACGACCGATGGTAGCTTCGGCCACTGGAGGGTGACCCATGCGATGGATTCAAAGGTGACGTAGTTGGAGGCGCCGTAGATCGCGCTCTCCTTGAATGAGAGCGCGAGATGGAAGGCGGTATTCGTTCCGACAAGCACGTGAGGAAGTATGAATTCAGAGTCCGTCAAGGCCGTATAGTAGTGAGTCGAAGCGCGGCCCGCGAAGAGGCGAGCTACGCACGCGACGTGCCTGTTGGTTCCGTTGCTCCATGTCTTCACAAGGAAGAACGTCGGCTGTGTCTCCGAGCTCTTTTCGACGAGGACGTGGGCGAGCCCATAGGTCGGATCCGGAGAGAAGGCGCGGGAAGCGAGGTTCGTGTTGTAGAGAGTCCAGTAGTTCGCTCCTGACACCACGCCCGCAAAAGTCATCGTATCAGAATAGATGAGGTTACCGCTTCCGCTTGCACTTGCATCGTAGTATTCAATGAAGAAACGAAGCGAAGCGCTGCTCACACTCGGCTCGCTCGCGAGCGTGATTCGGACGGGAGCCGACCCGCCTCCGTCATGCATCGCGGTCTCTCCTAGGACTGCCACTCCGGCCGTCGAGAAGGTGCGAAGATAGGCAATGCTGCTTTCTGCCTTGGAGTAGAATACCGCAAGCCGTGTGTTCACGGTGTTGTAATCAACGAGGCACTCAACCCCGAACACCTGCTGTGGAGATGTCGCGAAAGGAGACCATGTCGATACAGTACCCGCCTCGTTGATGCTGCTAAGGCCGATATTTGCAGTCCCGAGATCGTAAGCGAGAAACGTCTTGTCTGTCCCGTCGCTAGAATACTTGCACACGTCCCAGTATTCCGATGCGGATCCGGCGGTAAGGACTGTCGTCCAGCTGGTCGGTAGTGTCGGAAGATTCGCGGTATTGATCCGGAGCCCTTGTGGAGCATGGGTTGCGTTGTTAATAGTCCAGATCCAAAACGAAGTCCCAATCGGCAAGACTGATACAGCATGAAATGTGCCGGCGATATACGCCTCGCCGATGACGGCCCCGGTCGTGATATCGATGATGCGGTACCAGATCCCAGGATTCGAGAATGGGGTCGCGTAGTGGCCGATCCACGCGACGCAAGCGTAGTTCCCGATGATAGCCATGTCTGGCCGCGCAATGGGCGCCGCCTCCTTGGCCCTTACGACCGAGATCTCAAGTGGAGTGAGCTTTCCGACGTCTCGCCATTTCGCAAGCGCCGTGCTGTAGCTTTCGAGGGTCCAGTCTCGTTGCGCGTCCCGCGCGAGAGTCGAGGACTGCTGTCGCTGCATGACGCGGAGGAGCTCCTCGTTGTTTCGGCAGAAGAGAGAGACGCCTTTCTTGTACGAGGTCGTCGCGAGCTCGGGAGTGTTTCCAAAGACCGTACTGCCGGCTCTTTTGGAGAGCGTTCCGAGCTTTGAGAATTCGCCGTTTTGCAACATCGGAAGGCGTCCGATAGGGGTGTGCTCCGGAGAGGTCTTCTGGTCGAGCCCCCGGTCGAACTTGAAGTCGATCGTCTGCCACTGAAGAGGAGCCATCAAAATACCCACAAGGTCGCGGTCTGGGCCGCGCCGCAGGAGATGGTCATCTTCTTCTCGTCCGCGGCCGTCATGGTCGCCTGGTACCCGGCTGTGCCTTTGACGAGCCAGCATCCGACGGGAGTCCTCCCGAGTAGGTGCGTGACCCGATTGGCCACAGAGTTGACGAGGGTCACTTCCTCGAGAAGGATTCCCTTCAGAAACGGCACGTTCTGGACCTGCTGAACGATGCGTTCGATGCGGTCCTGGAGCTTCGCCGTGTCCTTGTCGTCCGTCCCGTGCCGGACGAAAGGCTCCAGTTTCGATGAGGCGACGGAGGACATCAATCCTCCTCTCTCACGTACAGGTATCGGCCGAAGATGCAACAGGAGAGCCCGGACATGTCGTTTTCGTCCTCCATCCACTCGAGGTCTTTTTCGACGTTGATGATGCGCTCCGGCTCGCTCTCGTCTCTCCCTGGAGCGGCGGCGATGATGCGCTGTCTCGCGGCCGCCTTTCTCATGAGCGCTGGGCCCGGATCGCTTTCCTCCTTTTCGAGGCATCGGGCGACGGCCCCGGAGATCGCGAAGTCCTCCCAGCCCCACGGGAGACTGTAGTCGAAGGACCAGTTGAGCGTCTCACTCAGGTCGACGAGCGGCTTGAATTCCGGAACGAAGTGCACCTCGAGGATGCGCCCTCCGGAGGGAGAGCTCCCGATGTGGAGCCTATGCGGAGGGAAGCGACCCACGGGCCTTCTGGTCGTTCCTGAAAGCTCATAGATGCGCCGGAGCTTATACAGCCCCTCCGGGAGGAGATAGTGGTCCTGTCCCTCGACGGTCGTGATCGTCGGCGCCGGATGCCGGATCGCGTAGTCCTCCCACGCGGTCACGATGAGGTCGTAGAGCTCGGAGAGCTCGAGGTTCAGGAGGGAGAGCGCCTCGGGAGTCGACACGAACCCCTCGCGCTCGATAAGCATGTCGTCGATTTCCTGCGCCGTGCGGTCCATCTTCATGTCCGCCTGGTCGAGGACCCGGTCGACCATCTCCTGCGCGGTGAGGCCCATGAGGTCACCCTCCGGTGGAATTCGAGAAGATCGCCTTCAGGTTGATTCGATCTCCGGCGTTCGCGGTGAAGTCCGTCGCGACACCAGCGTGAGTCATTGAATGGATTTCGAGCGTCTTCGCGGTGAGGTCGAAGGCGCCGGTCTGTACTTTCAGGTCCGCGGCCGTCGCGAGACAGGCGAAGACCTCGACCTCCTTCAGGGCCGTGAACTTGTCCTTAAAGGTCACAAGGTACTCGCCCGCCGCCACATACGAGACGGTAAACCCCTTTCCCTTGTACGTCGTCGCGACGGTAGCGTCGGCGCCGCCTGCTAGGGAGGTCGCCGCGAACGCGGTATTCGCGACGAGCGTGTTCGTTCCCGTCCCTCCGGTCTTGACGTCCATGATGTCGTCGGCACCGGCGAGAGCCGCGATGAGTGCCTCGACATGGGCGACGGTAGTCACCGTGGCCGTGTAGTGGATGATGAATGCGGTCCCGGTCCTCGAGATGGAGCTCGATACCGTGCCTCCGGCGAGAGGGGATTGCTCCAGGAGGTCTGTTGCGGCCGCGAGGACATTCGCTCCGGTTCCTCCCGTCTTGACCTGGAAATTCGTCGTTGTGCCGATGGCGGTCTCGACATTCGTGACCGTGCTTACGGCCGTCTCGTACATGATCGTGAGGATCTTGTTCGTCACGTCCTCCTCGATGTTCACGCCCTCGGCGCCGCCGCTTCCGGGAACGACGTTCACCTTCCAGAGATTCCCAGCGACGCCCGCCGTTTTGAATTCCATGATCGTGTTGAGCTTGCCGCATCCGGCGGTTCCGAAGTTGATGAAGGCCTTCGCGTTCGTCGCGTCGTTCGTGAGCGCGACAGTGATGGCATTCCCGGCGGCCCCGGCCGTCTTTGCTTCCACTACGGTATCGAGCTCGTGGGACACGCCGAGCGTGACGAGGGCCTTGAAGGCCTTCGCCGCCGCCCCCTGGGTCGGGGCGACGAAAGAGCCATGGACTCGATGCTCGCCCGGGAAGTCGCATTGCATCTCCTTGACTCGAGGGCTATCGAAGAGGGTCATCGTTCACCTCCCTTTACCAGTCCGAGCCGACGCGGACCACGGCCTCGAAGGAAACCACGTTATCGGCGTCGCTGGAGATGTCCTGGACGTTTCCGGAGGCATCGACGACGCGGACGAGCTGGACCTTGGTTCCTGACGTCCAGGTGCCGCCCTGCGCGAAGCGGGCCGCGGCACTCGCAAGCCGGAGATGCGCGGAGAAGAATTCGAGGTCGATCACGCTATCCACAAACGTGATCGAAAAGAGGCCCTGGGAGACGCGGGCGATTGTAAACCACTTGCCCTTGTAATAGCTCGAGCTCGGCGCGCTCGAGCTATTGGGGCGGAAGGACCCCGAGAGGTGGAGCCTGTTGGGCCCATATTCCCGGCAGATATAAGTCAAAGCATCCATGTTTGCTCTCCAAAATGTGACGAGGAGGGAGGAGGGCTCCGACGCGCGGGGAGACACACTTGGGAGCCCTCCTCTCTCGCTCTAGGCTAACCGTCAGCTCGGGAAGGAGACCGTCGCGTTCCACCCGGGTGCGGAGCACCCCAGGTTGCCGTAATAGCCTCCGCGCACCTCGACTCCGTCGGCCGAGGGCTCGATGACGTACTTCATTCCGTTTCTCGCGAGAAGTCTCGGGAGCTCGTCGAGGCTCGCGAGGACCCAGGAGCTCATGGTGACGATGTAGCCTCTGGCCACTGGCGCTCCCTGGTCGGGGAGGACGTAGATCGGCCCCGTCGGTCCGTTGAGAACGATCGCCTCGTACCCGATCTCCGGGATGGTCTTCCCGTTCGAGCCCCGCGCCTGAAGATCGGAGATTCCGTCCCTCCGGCCGTTCACAATAACGATCCGCGTCTGGAGGGCCTTCTGGAGCTTCCGCCAGTCCGTGAAGGACGTGAAGGCGTAGTCCGGCTGTCCGCCGTTCGACGCGCACGTGACGGCTGCGTCGATGAGCGCCTCCTCGATGGTGCCGGACGTCCCGGTCACGCGGCATCCGCCGAGACGCACCTTGTCGATGGATCTGTCGACGCCATAGAACGGGGTCGCGGCCGGCGCCGAGCTGGGAATCCAGTCTGCAAGGCCGGACATCTTGAGATTCGCGTCTCCCTGGACGACCAGGTAATCGCCTGCTTGGAGGCCGGCGATTACCGTTGCCCAACTTTCGTCCGAGGTGAGGGTCCCGGCGTCCCTGTCGATCGCCGTGATGGTCACGTGGTCGCCAGAATCGAGGAGGGTCCCGATCGTATGCATCGCACAGATCTCCTGGCCCACCTCGAAGTTATTCGCGTCCTCCGGGTTGGAGAGAGTAAGAGTCACCGTCGACTCGGACCCGACCACTCCACGGTTTCCGTAAGACTGAAGATAGAGATTTCTTCCCGCGTCATTCGCGAGCTCACGGAGCGCGCCCTCGATGACGGCCGAGGTCGCGGACAGGAATGCACCGAGGTCGCCTTCGGTCGCGTCCATTGTTTCGCCGTCGATGGATGCGAGCCCGTAATTCTTCTTTCGGGTCAGATCGAAGGACTCAACCAACAATGCTGTCTTGTTGGTCTGGGCGGTCGCGAAGGTCGCACTCCGTCCCTGCGGATTCCCATAGAGGATGGGAATCGGCATGTTTTTTCCAACAAAACCGGTGAACTTCGGTACGAGTCCGAGAAACCGGTTCGCCTTGTAGGTGAGGTTTTCGACGACCTTGCCACGATAGAGCTGTTTCAGAGCCCCATCCATGGTGACGAGGGTGTTTTCAGGAGCCACGGTATTTCCTCCGGAATGACCGGAGGCGAGGGCTCATCTATCGAGACGAGGCCTCCCGCCGATCACGTACGGGAGAGCCGGGCGGTGATGGCCCTGATTTTTGCTGGGCCAGTAAGGAGGTCGAGCTCCTCGTCATCCATGGAGGATGCGGCCGCCAGGTCTCCGGTGATTGTTTTTGGGGTTCCGGATTCATGGCCTGTCCTGGCCGCTTTGGCAATGGGGGCCGCGGGTATCGATCCACTCGCGGGGGGATTTGCTGCGAAGAGATTTCTCAATGTATCGTGCTGCGGCAATCTGGACAAACGCGCCTTCGCGGTCGCGTTCAGGGTCTCTGCTATTTCCTGCACAGTCAAGTCGCGCTGGAACTTCTTCCAATATGCGAGGCCAATGTCCTTGCACGCCACGTGGACGTCCAGGGGGATGCCATTCGTCGCCTCGTATATCGCCGCGTAATCCCGGAGCGGCTTGAAACTTTCCGCCTGTATAGTCGTGTCGAATTCATGCAAAAAGCCGGAGACGGCGCGATTCCGCTCCTCGCTCTCGGCTCTCGCTCTATCGCTCTCCTCCGCCTTCGTGCGCCAGTCCCGGAGCTCCTTGATCTCTTTCTGGAGCTCCTGGACGACGGTGTCTGTCCTTGGCTTTCCCTCGAGCTCTCTCGCCGCCCAATCCTCTATCGATAGGCCGAGCTCTCCGGCGGCCTTGTAGTCCTTCGCCTTCAGGCGCTCTTCGAGCTTCCGAAGTCGGTCGAGCTCTCGGAGATCGCTCGCTACCTTGCCCTCTCTCTCGCGGATGGCTTGCTCGCGGCGAGAGAGCGCGTCGAAGTTTCGGACGAATTCTTCCGGCACCTCGTCGCCCTTCGGTCTCCCGATAGCTCCGAGGGCCTCGGAGGCGAGATCTCCGGAGGGAGCCGGAGCTGGGAGCGCCTTCTCCGGGGCGGGAGCGGGTGCTGGAGCCTTTCCGTTCTTCCGGGCAGGGGCGGATGGGGGCGCTGGAGCGGCCTCTGCCTCCACGGCCTTTATGGCGTCCTGAATGAGGGTCTCATGGTCCGCGAGAGAGCTAAAGGCCGCGGACGCGGGGGTCTGCTTCCGGATTGCCTGTAGGCTCTCGATGCCCTGGAGTGCCTCGGGTCTTGGATCGGATGTCTTCGCTTGCTCGCTCATTTGTCTCCCCTAAAAGAGAGCTCCCATGGCCGGTGCGTTGGGAATGACCTGTCTTGGAGCAAGGTTTCCCATCCCGCCGGCCATGGATAACTGAGGACCGCCGGTAGAGCCCATCGCTTGAGCGCTTGCGGCGGCCGCGGTTTTCTTTGCCTGTGCATCGAGCGCGAGGAGGTAGTCCCGAAACTTCTGCAGGACCTCCTCCGGGGCTCCGTCGAGCTCGGCTCGGAGGAGATGGAGCTGGAAGCGCTCCATGGCCATCGGGATCGGGTAGTATCCGCTCGGGGGAATGTAGTCCCCGCCCTCGAGAAAGTGCTCGGCGATAGAGTCTATGTAGTCGAGCGGAGCCGTCTGGAGCTGGACCTCGGCCTCGACGTCGGGCACGGAGCCGAGGAGCCGGAGAGCCGCTGTCTGAAACGCGGGCGAAAGCTGGATGAGCTCCTTGGCCTTCTGGTACTTGCCCGAGGGAGTGAGCGGCAAGTACCCGGCCGCAAACGGCTGTACGATGTACTTGTCCCGCGCGAGGTCCACTTGGCTCCATCGCACACGTGAGGCTACCTGCCTCCGACCCCGCTCTCGAATCCCTATCACCTCGTAGTCCCCCTCCTCCTCCGCGATCTCCTGCGCGAGATCCACGAAGAGAGAGAAGGCGGAGACGTCGAGCTCCTGGAGCGCCGTAAAAAAGCGAGCGAAGCGCTGAGACGTGATGTCCGCATAGGCGCGGATCGCTTCCCCACTATCCAAGCCCGCGGGCTTCATGCTCTGGCTCACCATTTGCGAGATTCCGGCGATGGCGAAGGCGTCGTTCTTGTCGGTGCCGAGGCTCTGATAGATGTCCTGGGAGATGGATGGCGAGACCATCGGAGTCGGAGGCTGGCCCTCGTACTCGACGAAAATCCAGGGCAGATTCTTCCACTTTTTACGGTTGACGTTGCATCCCTTCGGGACGAGCATGACGGGCACGTTCAGGTCTTCGGCCTCGCCGATTCTCGATTGCTTTTTGTTGATTCGCCGCTGGGTGGAGGCGATGGATTCGACGACTCCGCGGCCGTGCCAGCCGAGGAGCCTCGGCTTGTACCGGAGCACAAGAAACGGAAAGTAGTCCCGAGTCCAGCCCTCATCGAGAAGCGCCGCCTTGTCGAGGGAGATGACATGGCGGCCGTCTTCTGCGTCCGGCGAGCTCGGGAGATGCCAGGCCTCGAGCATGGTTACGGAGTCGTAGAGATCTGCCGCATTGTCCGGCGTTGTCCGCGTCACACGCGAGGCCTCGGAGATGGGCACGGATAGCTTCGGGAAGCGCTTCCGAAGCACGGCCCGGTCTATCTCCGCGACCTGGTACAGGCTCCGAGGCCTCCCTCGGCGTCCATCCACGTCATCGACGAGGAGGTCGTCGATGAAGATCTCGTCGAGATGGATGTCCTTCCCGACGCGGTAGATCTTCGCGAAGCCCGAGCCGAAGATGGCCGCACTCTCCGCCATGGCCATTCGGATCGCCTGGTATCCGGTCACGCGAAACTGGCCGGAGACGAAATAGCCAAGCTGCTTCGCCTGCTGTGCATCGCTCCAGGAGCCCTCGATGGAGAGGACCTGTACGCGAGGAGGCGTCGTCGCGACCATGTTGACGAGGGTGTCCACGATGGGCTCGCAGACATTGTGGTCGTCCGGGTTCGGCTTCACCGCGTCCGTCGGCGAGTAGGAGTCGAAGTCCTGGATGGCCCTGCCCTCGTATAGGCTCATGTGATAGAGATTCTGCTGGCTCCGCCCCTCCTGCTGGTTCCGGAGCGTCTGGTAGGTCTGGAACAATGCTCCCGCGAGCTCCTCCTTGCCTGTCTTTTCGAGCCAGGCGAGGGTCATGATGGCGGGCTCACTTCCTCGTACGCCATGACGATGAGCCGGATGACGGAGTCGGAGCCGGAGGAGATCGTAATGACCTCTTCGGGATTTTCGTCCTGCTCCTCTGCCGCGGCCCACGGCTTCAAGATGAGGATCTCCCCCTCTGCGATTTGCTGGCGCGTGACGACACCCCGTGTGAGGTAGCCATCGTTGTATTCCAAAAATGCGGCGCCGGAGATGCAATGCGCGATGATTTTGCAGTTGTAACCGACGAGCTCTCCCGCGGGGATTGTGGCGGTGTGCTCTGCCTCAATGGTAAGCAGGAGCTCCTTGTACGCGAGGATCGTCTGCGGGGATTCCATGATATTCAGGCGGGCGAGGGCGGGATTGAGATCGTCGTTTTCTCCGATTGCAAAATCTAGCTTCGCTTGGGCTCCATAGCTCACTATGCCGTCTCCTGGTCGCGCTGAGTCTACTACGTATACCATGACCCTAAGATCGCTATCGTGTACCTGTCAACAAAAAATCTTTACCAGTAGGCCTCTTCCGCGGCTTCAGCCTCGGCGTCGGCCTCCTCCTCCATCTTCCGCTCCTCCTCCTCCCAATGCTCCCGGGAGCCGGGCCGAGGGCGGTCTTTCGGCTTTCGGTATGTCCAGTGCCAGGCCTCACGGTACCCGTAAAGCCCCGAATCGCAAAGGTCATTTGCGAATCGTTCGTCCTCTTTTTCGTGCGGCCTGTCAGGGTCCCACTGTAGAATGCGAGCTTGGCTCGCGTACTGCCCTCCCTTCCGAAGATGAATCCAGCCCTTCTCCGCGTCTGAATTCCAGAGCTCGATACCCGAGAGCTTGTCTTTCTTCTCCGCGGCAATGAGATTCAGCGCATGCCTCGAGTTCATGTCTTCGACGATGCTCCCGCCGAGGGCCCCGCAATCGGCGACGGACCGGATGGGATGCCAGCGGTCGATGCGTCCCCGAATGGCCTCGGCCCACTGGGAGATGGTGAGCCCCGGCTTCTGGTAAGAGTCGACCTCGTACAGGTCCGGAAGCTCTGGCGAGAAGGCCCACACGACAAGAGCGAAGGCGTCCACACGGCCGAGATCCACGCCCATAATATGCTTCCATTCTCGGACCTTGGCCGGGAGAGCCGTGTACTCGTTCCTCCCTTCGAGGAAGCGGTACACAAGGCCGGAGAGGTCGCGCGCCCATCGGCCGAGGATCTCTCGGATGTAGCTCGGGTGGTCCTCGGTCCAGCCGCGCTCCTGGATGTACTCGCGGCGAAAGGCATCGGCGAGCTCGCGCCAGTTGGGGAGTGGCTGGCCCGTCTCCTTGTCTCTCCAGCGGGGGTACATGGAATTGTCGAGCACGGTCCACTCATGCCGGCTCCACCCCGGAAGAATTCCCGTCGCCGCGTCGTGGAAGTATCCCGCGCAAGCGGCGTTCGGCGTCCCGATCAGGACGATTCCTCCCGCGTAGTCCTCGAGCGCCGGGGAGAGCACATCGTCGATGAGGGCCCGGAAGTGAGCGCCGAAGGAGCCGGCCTCGTCGAGGACCACCAGGTCGAGCGCGAGCCCTCGGAACTTTTCGATGCTCGCCGAGTCGTCGGCGCCGGCGAGGAATATCTGCCCCCCGCTCTCCTGGAGCGTGATGGTGAGCTCGCTTTCGTTCGAGCGGTACTCGATCTTTTTTACGTGGAGGAAGGACTTCAGCTCATGCCAGATAAGGCGCTTCGCCTGGAGCCTCGTAATGGTGATGTAGAGCGCCATCGCGCGAGGGCGGGAGCGGGCCGATTCGACGAGAGCACACTTGAGCGCGAAGGTCTTCCCGGCCCGTCGCGAGCACACGGCGAGCTTCCGTCGTGCGGGGTCATTCAGGAACTGAAGCTGGCGGTCGTGGAGGCCTTCATAGAGGCGCGGAGCGTTCGCGTCGCGCCTCTCCTCAAGGCGCTGCACAATGCGACTCCAGACATCGCGCTCCTCCTCAAGTCTTTTTATCCTCGGCGATCTCGGCTTCAATCCTGGCGAGCTCCTCATGCGCTTGCTCCAGAGTCATCCGTTGCTTCATGTCGCCCTTCAGGTCCACCCGATGGGTAAGAGAGAAGCGCTCGGGATAGGTCCTCTCGCAGATCCACGCCGCGGCCTGCCAATTCTTTGCGCCCACCGGGAG